TGAATTGCATGCAGGTTGGCTCGATTGCAATGATCCTTGGGGTCTTCAGCGTTTTAGGTACGGCGGTGACCTTTACGGGTCGTTCCGCATCAGGCTCCAAGAAGGCGACACGAGTCAATTCCTCTTTATAAGAGGGACTGGGCAAGCAAGTCTCCAAAAATGGAAAGACTGGCTCAAGCCTCTGGGTCCACTCGACCTGATTGTACTTCTGGTTTCCCAGAAGCCGATCGGCCGTGACCCCAGGCCCGTGCTTCGGTAGAAGTGACCCGTCGAGGAGCTCTCGCTCCACTTCGGTAAACACATCTGCCCAGAGGATGACCGACAACCGTTCGAACTCCTGAAGGAGGTCTAGCGGAATTACCTTGTCAGCCATTCGCACTTCTTCATCTACTCGGATGTAGCTCTGCATGGCGCCTTCTACACGCTTCTTAGGAAGCTTACGAAGGATCTTGCCGAAGGAATGCGTAAGCACCCTAACGGCTAAGATGGAATCCACACAGGGCTCATCGAGCAGCTGTCCAGTACCACGGTCGAACACGCGATCGAGGAAACCTCCTAGAAATAGGGGGAGACCACCTCTCCAGGCAAAACCTTGGAAGAGGTTGCGATCCACCTTGCCTAGTTCGAGACTTCTTTCGAAGTCCTTACCAAAGCGAGGAAGAGTGATCATAAGGAATTGATCACCCTCATGTTCGACACGCCTCTCGAGCTTTTTATAGTCGAGAGTGGTGCTAGTGTGACACCAACCGGCCAGTTCATCGGCCAGTTGCTTCCACAGGACCATCAGGCTTTTCACCATGCCCTCCTAACGAAGGGTCGTGGGTCCGTAGCCTACCGATAATCCCTAACGCAAGACTCTATGATGGACGGAGTTACCTCCGTACCACCAACTACCCCCAATATGACACCACTGAAGGTGAACATAGTAAGGGACAGTGTCTGCGCGACCATGCGCGACTGTTCACGACGTCGCCGCTTACTAGGCGGCGTTGTCATGTCAGTTTTCTCCACCCAGAAGCTGGGTGGCGCGCGCTCCAGAGCTAGCAGTCAGGTACGCCGTCAAGGCGTCCACGATCTGCTTACGCTCAGCAACGGTGTACTCAGACGGATCGAAATCCGCGACGAGCCACA